TTTCGGACGGTTCCAAATATGTCTGTCTGGAACCGTGGTGCGGGCTTCCCGATACCACCGAAAGCGACCACAATCTGGCCCATCGCCCGGATATTATTGCCCTTGAACCGGGCTGTGTGGATTCCCGCCGACATATCATTGAGGTGGAAAACCTGTGAAAACGCTTCTGGGCATCGACTTCGGCGGGGGCGCCGGAAAGGCCACTCTGATCGACGCAGAGGGGAAGCTTCTGGCCGAAGCCACCGCCGAGTACCCCATGCACTATCCCGCTCCCGGCTGGGCCGAGCAGTCGGCCGAGGATTGGGAGAGGGCGCTGATTGCCAACTGCCGTAAAATTGCCGAACAGGCCGACCTTTCGACGATTGCCTGTGTCGCGGTGGATTCAGCCACCCACACCGGACTTCTGTGTGACGGGGAAATGCGCCCCCTCGCCCCGGCCATACACTGGACCGATACCCGCAGTAAGGCCGAAGCCGCAGGTCTGAAAAAAGAATACGGGGAAAGGATTTTCTTCCTTTCTAACCACTATCCCGACCCCATTTGGACCCTGCCCCAGTTGATCTGGCTCGGAAAAAACCGCCCGGAGCTACTCAGTAAAGCGCGGCATCTGCTCTTTGAAAAGGACTATGTGCGCTACCTTTTAACCGGGAAGGTGCTGACCGACCGCATCGAGGCCCAAGGCAGTATGCTTTATGACGCCACGAAGGGCGAGTGGTCGGCATGGCTTTGCTCTTTGGCCGGGATTGACCCGGAAATTCTGCCTGAACTTCACGACCCATGGGAGATCATCGGGGAGGTTACCCCGGAGGCCGCCCGAAAGACCGGTCTGAAAGCCGGAACCCCGGTGATCGCCGGTAGCACCGATACCGCCATGGAGATTGTGGCGGCGGGCGCGGTGGAATTGGGGGACGCCACGGTCAAGCTGGCCACCGCCGGACGCATCTGCGTCATCACCGACCGAGCCTACCCCAACCGCGATCTGGTCTGCTACTCCCACGCGGTTCCCGGACTGTGGTATCCCGGCACCGCCACCAAGGCCTGCGCGGCCTCGCTCCGCTGGTTCCGTGACAGCTTCGGCGGCGATTATGCCGCCTTAGACCGGGAGGCCGCCGCCGTTCCTGCCGGATGCGAGGGACTTTTGTACCATCCCTATCTGGCGGGCGAACTGACTCCCTACGCCGACCCCACCCTGCGGGGAAGCTTTGTGGGCATTTCCGGCCTTCACCGAAAGGGTCATTTTGCCCGGGCGGTCATGGAGGGGGTGGGATACTCCCTGATGGACTGCTTCGGCGCGCTGGAAAAAACCGGAATTCCTCTGCCCAAATCAGCCACCCTCATCGGCGGGGGCGCCAAAAGCCCCTTCTGGGGACAGATGATTGCCGATATGTTGGGCATTCCCTTAAAAACCTGCCTTTCTGGCGATTCCTCTCTGGGAAGCGCCATGCTGGCCGGGGTGGCCTCCGGGGTCTTTTGCGGTTTCGGTGAAGCAAGAGAAAAATGTGTTTCCTATAAAGACACCCTAACCCCGGATATGGAGAAGAACAAAGCCTATCAAAGCTTTTTTGCCCGCTATAAGGCGGTGCATGACGCGCTGGAGGGGTATTACCATAGCCTGTGAAAATCCTTGTCTGTATCAAAATACTGCCCGATCTGACCGTCAACCCCTTTGATGCGTCGGCCTTGGAGGCGGCTTTGCAGGTCGGGGGAGCGGAGGTCGTGACCCTGACCATGGGAAGGGAGAACACCCGCCCGGTTCTGACCGCACTTACCCGGCTGGGGGTAAAAAAGGCGGTGCTTCTCACCGACCCTGCTCTGGCGGGTGCCGACACCCTGGCCACCTCCTATGCGCTGGCGGCCTTTGTCCATAGAGAAAAACCCGATCTGGTGATGACCGGACGGCAGAGTCTGGACGGGGACACCGCTCAGGTGGGGCCTCAGCTGGCTCAACTGACCGGCATGGGACTTATTACCGGGGTCTGTGACCTGACGGTTGAAGAATGCGTCGTAGCCCGTACCCGGGAGGGGGAGAAAAGACTGCCCTTCCCGGCGCTGCTCACCGTGGAGCGCAGTCTGATTCTCAGAGGGCCGTCTATCTTTTCAAAGCCGGGGGAGGTTCTGACCCTTTCTCCTGCCGATCTGGGGCTCGACCCCGAAAAAATCGGGAAAAAGGGGAGCCGCACCGCAGTCGTGCGGGTGGAGGAACGCCCCCACGGCAAGAGAGACTGTACCTTTGTCCCTCCCGGGGAATTTGTCCCGCTGATTAAAAAACTTCTGGCCGATCTGCCTGCTGCCCAATCCTGTAGGGGCGAACAATGTGAACCCGACTCCCCGCCTTCCTGTATTCTTCCCCATGCCCTTGCGGTAGGAGAGGAGGCCGGAACAATCGCCCGGCGGTATTCTGAAACCGTAGACATTCTGCCCCAAGCATCCCCGGAAAAAATGGCCGAACTGATCGCATCCTCCGGGTATCCCGTGATCTGGTGCGCCGACCGATACGGACGGGAAACCGCCCCACGGGTGGCGGCGATGCTTGGTCTCGGCCTCTGTGCCGATGTGGTGGATATTCAGAAGCTCCCGGTAGGCGGGCCGGCTTTTGTGCGCCCGGCCTTCGGGGAAGCAAAGCTTGCCTGGGTGAAGTGCGCCTCCACTCCCGCCATGGCCACCATGCGCCCGGTGAAAAAGAAGGGGGGAGGTGTGATGGCACTGGGGCGGGGGTGTATCGGCCATGTCCCTCAAATGCTTGCTTTGGCGGAACGGCTGGGCCTGGAACCCGGTGCCTCTCGGGGTCTGGTGGAAGCCGGGGAGATGCCCTACCCCCTGCAGGTGGGCATGACCGGCCGTATTCTGGCCCCCAGGCTCTATGTGGCAGTGGGCATTTCCGGGGCGGTTCAGCATATCCCCGGCATGGAACGGGCGGGAAAGGTCATCGCCCTCAATCCCGACCGAAACGCCCCGATCTTTGATTATGCGGATTACGGAATAGTTGCTGATTGCGAAAAAGTTCTGCCGGACAGATGGAATGGTTAGTAGATAGTTATTTGTTTCACATACTCCAAACACACCCAACCGGGTTTTCCCTTGTATTCAATCTGCCCCCAGCCTGCGTCCTCGTCGGTGACCGTGATGATGCTGCCGCATTTCAGGGCGCCCCGCTTTTGAAAGGAGACGCCCGGGCCGGTGCGGACATTCAGTCCGTTGGAGGGGGTCACGGTGGCGGCATAGGGAAAATCCGAAGGGGCGATCAGGGAAGCCTCCCCGGTGGGGGCGGTTTTGCCGAAGCCCCGGATGTACCGCCCGTTGATTTTGATTTTGCGCCGGGCACAGCGCCCGGATAAATTGCCTTCGATGACCGTCAGGTTGTCGGAGGTAATTTTTTCCACAATGCCCACATGATCGGCCACCCCGGTGTTGTCTCCCTTGCCGGTGTCCTGCCAGTCATAGTAGATCAGATCTCCCGGCTGGGGACGGTAGTCGTCGGCCTCCTCCCAAAGTCCCTTGGTTTTTAACTGAGCGATCTGTCGGTTGCAGGAGCATTCCAACGGAAAGTCCTCCAAGCCGCACAATAGGCCGATGGCCGAGACAAAGGCCGCACACCAGGCCTCGTCGGTGCGCATCACATGGGAGCGCGGGGCGGGGTCATACTGCCCGGGGTCGGTTTCCCGAATGCCCAGATTGTAGATCGAGAGAAGCTCCCGGTGCAGCTCGTCCCCCTTGCCGCAGCCGAGATACCGGGCGGCGGTGCGAAGTAAAAAGTCCTGTTTTTCCTGCATAAGCCCTCCTGTTATTTGTAATACCCGGTGGCGCCCTTGGTTTTGTTGACTGCTGAGGAAGCGTATTCCGGGGTGTAGGGGTAATAGGTATCATATAGGCCGGTTATGGCTTCGTCCGAGAGGCCGTAAGCGGCCTTCAGGGCGCTTAACCGGCTTTTCAAGGCCTTTTTGGAGGTGGAAGCGGCAGACCGCAGACTGGAAAGCGCCTCATTGGAAAGTACCGAGGTGCTGTTTCCCTCCGGGTCGGTTTGCTTTTTGGAGGAAGAACCGCCGCCCGAGGACTTGGAGGAAGCCTTTTCGGCAGAAGCTTCCTCGGCCAGAGCCTCCTTGATCAGCTTGTCCAGGCGGCTGCGGTCGGTCTGATAGTCCGAGACCTGATTGTTGTAGGCCTTATACTCCTGATCGTAGGCATCCTGCAGGAGAGAAACCTCCTTTTCCAAATCGGCCGTCTCCTTGTCGTACTTGTCCAGAGCCAACTGATAAAGCTCGGGCATTTTGTCGGTCAGCTTGTCCGCATAGCCCTGATAGGTCTGCTGGGCGGCGGTCTGAGCATAGGAATTGCCGTAGCCGCCGGTGCGGGCGGTGGTTTTGCCGGCAGTGTCCTCGGCCGCCAGCCTGCCGCCCTGCAGATAGGTCGAGCGGGCGTTTTGATACAGGGTGTCTCCCTGGGGGTCATAGGAAAATCCGGTACGGCTTTGCAGCCGCTTGATAGCCCCGGAAAGCTCCTGCCCGTAATTGCCTCCCGTCCATTGGGCGGGGACCTTCAATGCCTCCAGCTCTTTTTGAAGCTTGGAGGATTTTTTTTCGGTGTTACTCATCCTTCTCCTTTTCCGGTGCGGGTGCGCACCTCAAATGTGTCCAGTCGGTGGTGGGCAGACTTGGTGCTTTCCTCCACGGCGGTCAGGCGGGAGACCACCTCCAAATTCTGTTCGGCCTGCCTCTCCTGCTGACGCTTGATGTCGTCCACACCGCCCTTAATGTAGCCGATTTCGGTAAGTAAGGTTCCGTCCCGGATGCCCGTCTGCTGATCCTCCTTCTTTCGGCTGATTTTAAAGGCGTAATAGCCGAAAATCAAACCGCAGAGGGTTCCCAAAGCGCCGATGATCTGATATAGGTTCATGCGATGTCCCTTCTTTTTCAGCCTTCTGCCCCATCCTTGACCTCCGGCAGCCCCGGCAGACTGGTAAACATACTGTTGCATCCTGATAATACCGCTGTCATGATCACCAGCGCCCAGTCCACCTCACCCAGAGCCACCGCCGAGGTCAGCGCCGCCAGCGCCGACTGTACCACCGTCCGCGCCGCCCGAATGAGCGCCGCTTTCCACCATTCTCTTGTAAGCTTTGTCTTCATATCTTCCTCCAATCAATTCGTTCTGCCTTAATGCCGGATGACACTAAGCTGTTTTTGCCGCTTTTTTAGTATTTGGTTGTTGGTTACGGTATCGGCTTCTCCGATAGAAACCAATCCCCACATGATTGCATTTCCCTTCCTTTTTCGCTCTCCCGTCGGTATTGTTTTCGTCCGCACCGGCGGACACCATAACCGACAACCGAAAACCAACAACGAAAAACCACGGGCTTACAGTACAATCGTTTCCCCCTGCATGGCAAGCGAGATCATGTGTTCCATCTGTGCGTTGGTCATGTTTCGGATGTCCTGTAGGGGAGCGCCGTGGATGCTGTTGACCGCACCCTCCAAGGGTCGGGTCTGCCCGGAAAGCACACTGCGCGTCAGCCTTTCCCCGGCGGCCTCCATTCCCGCCCGGGTGGCCTTTTCCACCACCTCGTCGGCGTGAAGCGAAATGTAAGCCGCCTTCATGGGCACCCCGCCGATGAGAAGTGAACGGAAAACCGGGTTCTGCAATTCCTTTTCCATGCGGAAGTCGGGGTAATCGCGCCGAAGCTCCCCGGCCTCCCGCGTCCACTGTCCCACGGTTTCCCCGGCTTGGTTTTCCCGGGGTGAAAGGGGAGGGGGCACCTCGCCATCATCTGCTGCAGGCGGCTTAAAGGATGCCTCCAAAGCCTCCTTCACCGCCCCGGTATCAAGGGGGTCAAGCCCGTAATGCCGGGCTAAAGTTTCGTAAATCGGCAGTACCTCCCGGTACTGCGCCCGGTCGGTTGCCTCATCCTGGGGCATGACCGGGCCTTCTTCGATAGCAGCCGCTTCAACCCCGACAGCATCACCCTCCCCGGCGAAGCGCTGTAAATCCAAAATGTCCATCAAATCATTCCTCCTTATTCCTCGGTTTCCAGAATACCGTCCTTTTCCAGAAAACCAAACCCGGCGATTACCGTCCGGAAACATTCGTAAAGCTTTTCCTTCTGCTTTTCCCGGGGCAGAAACCAGATGTAGGCAAAACCGTCCTGTAAGCAGATCTCGCAGTCCTCTAAAAAACCCTCGTCCCGCCAGTCCACCACGGCGGCGGCCGCAGTGGCCACTAAAATGCTGGCGGCGGCGCAGTAAAGATTTTCCCCCTTGGGAGCATCCCCGGCATGGCCGGTCAAAACAAGCTTGTTGGGACAAAGTACGGCATGAATCATACGCGCAATCCTTCCTCCACCCGAAGTCGGGCGGCGCGGGTGACGGCGCTTTCACCGCCACTGAAATCATCCTCTCCGGCGTCCGCCGGGGGCAGAATCGGGTCAACGCCCTTTCTGAGCTTCTCCATAATAAAGCGCTTGTCGTCAAAATCCATCATATCCAGACAGATCAAAGCCTCCTCGCGCCGATCGGGGGAGAATAACCCCGCCTTGTAAAGAGCCAAAGCCAGCTCGTTCTGGCTCATGCGGGAGTAGGTGGGGGCCTTCTCACAGACTACCTTCACATCAAACAGGGGAATGTGCGGATAGCCCTCCTCATGCGGGTTCAAAAGCGCATTGGAATAGGTCAGATACTCGGTGTCGAAACGGTCGGGTACATGGAAGGGACGGGGCAGGTCGTAGAACTGGCGCACCAACTCAATGACCATGCGGCAGACCTTCACCGCCGCCCGGTAGGAGCCCTGAATGCAGTCCCGCGAAAGCTTCGACCCGGCTTCCTGCAGGGCGGCAATGGCGCTGGCGGCAATTACCCCGCCGGTGGCCCCGCCCGAGGATACATCCCGGTTGCCGGTGGTCTCCTTCAATTCGTCGATCACCTCCCAGTGCCGCATCCGATACCAACGGTCGTCACTCTTTAAACGGTTTTCCAGTACCACCTTCGCCCGCCGGTATTTTTCCAAAATCCCCTCCGCCCATAAAACCACCTCGGCCGTAACGGGCAGAACCCCCATCTTTTCTTTTTGCCTTTCCTTCATCAAATTTCCTCCCAAATCAATCTTCTACCTCTCAAGCCTTCCCCGCAAGCGGGGAAGGGGGACCGGCGCAGCCGGTGGATGAGGCCATTCAATCCACTACCTCTCAAGCCTCCCATGGGTCCGGAGGACCCTCCGGGGGAGGTGCCAGCGCTGCGTGCTGAAGGAAGGGCCATTCAATCCATTACCTCTCAAGCCTCCCCCTCCGGGGGAGGTGTCAGCACCACAGGTGCTGACGGAAGGGGTCATTCCCCCTGCGCACCGACCCCATAGGGCTGAGCAGAGCGAAGCGGCGCGAAGCCGCCACCGCACCCCGTAGATGCGGCCAACCGTAGCGGCGCCCAGTGGGCGCCATACTCATTAGGTTGGCGGACTTTGCCCCCTTCTGCCCTCACTCCTCCAATGCCCACACCCGCACCCGGTTCACCGCCGTCGGCAGCTCGGGCTTGATGGGGCGGGCCATGCACATATACCGAATTTCGTCGGCCGCATGATCCTCTCCCTCGGTGTCCAGATCCTCCGGGGAGGTCTGGTCAAAAAGCAACCCCGGAAGGGTGCGCCGGGCGGCACGGCAGTTTTCAAAAAAGTACATCCCGGCGTATCCGTTTTCATCAAACCGCAGTCGCTGGTGAACCTGCATCCACCCCGGGATCCGGGCGTGATCCCCCTTGGTGAAGTAAACCTGAAACCGCGCGGCCGTGTCGGCCACCGATTCCCCGCTCTCGGCCGACCAGATGGCCGGGTCGGCCACCCCGATGATGTGCCGCCCCGCAAGCATGGGGTGTTCGCGCTCGATCCGGGCAATTTCCTGAAAAACCCTGTCCGGCGCCCACTTGACCCCCTGATTGGGGGTACCCGTGCAGCCGTAGCTTTCCAGAATACGGAAAAGCGTGCCGTCATGATCCACCGCCCACCACCCGCAGGAGTAGGGGCGGGAATACCCCCAGTCAAAGCTTCGGTAAAGCTTCCAGTCAGCCGGTATGGGGAAGGGGGAGATCACATGACTCCCGCGCCGGTCAAGGTAATGGGCGGGGTCGTCCCTGAACTCCTCAAAAAACTGCCCCATGAAAAGGTCCCACTTTCCCTCCAGCCATGCACTTTTCAGAACCGGAGGAAGCGCCTCCAACTGCCGCAGATATTCGGGCTGGGTCTGCATCAGCACCGCGTTGTCTTTGACCCCTGCCTGAATAAAGGTGTAATCCTCCGGATTTTCGTTTTCCCCGTATCGCCTGTCCACAAAGAGCCGCTTCATCCACTGGTGCCCGATTCCCCCGGGATTGCAGGTCAGATAGAGCCGTTTGGGAAGGTTGTTCGCCCCACGCACACAGGCCGAAAGAATCCGAAATTGCTCCTCCGAAAACTGGGTGGCTTCGTCTATAAAGAGAATGTCACACTCGGTGCCCTGATAGACCAGAAGATCCTTGTCACACGCACAGTATCGGAATAAGATGCGGCTGCGGTTGGGAAAACTCATCTCCTTCCGGGTCTCGTGGTAGATGTAACACCCCACCGGCAGAAGATCCAAAAGAGGCTTGATGTGGTTGGCGTGCAGCTCCGGGTTGGTGCGCCGAATGATCATCACCGTGATGCCGGGATGAAAAAGGCACAGATAAAGCGCCTTGACCCGCACTGCCCAACTTTTTC